GTCCCTTACCATCAGGCCGCTTCAGGTGTGACACAACAAACATACACACACGCATCTCCTGACAGAACATACGTAGCTTGGTCATGATCTCATCGATAGCCTTGCGTTCGTCACCGTTGTCCTGATCCGACACCAGTATTGAGATGTGATCCAGCACAATGTACTGCACACCCAGCACCTTGATCTGATACCTGAACCTAGCCAACACGTTCTCTATCTTGTTGGAGCCAAAGGTATCCCACAGCACAACACGGTCATCAAGGTTGAGGCTGTCGAACACTTGGTCTACCTCACTGGCTGAGTAGTCACAGCCCGGAAGGTGGATAGGTTTGTTGATCTGTAGTCCCACTAGACCACGAGCAGTACGGTCAGGTGTCTCCTCAAGAAACGCTAGTCCCACCCTGTCGTTAGTCTGTCCAAGGATTGAGAACACTAGCTCACGCATGAACGTAGACTTACCCAGACCAGAGCCAGCACAGATAGTGACAAGCTCAGTCGGACGTACACCAAACGTCATGTCGTCTAGTCCCTTGTATGGGTAACGTACCTCTGCCTCCTCCAATGGTTTCTTCAGCGACTCGCGCAGAGAACCCAGCATCACCATGCCATCAGGTGTGTATGTCTTCGCCGCCCACCACCGCTTAACAAAGTCATCCTTGTCTGCGTTCAGTAGGTAGTCACACGCATCCTTGTGTTCACTGTGGTGGAAGATGCGAGCCTTGCCACCAAAGATATCAGCACACTCTAGAGAAGCAGCCCTGCCAGCATCATCGTTGTCAAAACAAAAGATAATATTATCGTACTGATCCAGAAAGTCGTAGGCTCTGCGGCAATCAGCAGCAGCACCTTGGGCGCCATTACGAATAGACACAACAGGATACTTGCCACCAAACATTTGATAGGCTGCCAAGGCATCGAACTCTCCTTCCACTACGGTTATGTATTGACCACCGCTGGGGAACAGATGCTGACCATACAGTCCAGCCTTCTTCCAATCCCCACCGATCTTGAATTGTTTATCAGGATACCTAGTCTTCACTGCGACTAGCTCACCCTGTGGTGTGTGGTATCCAAACAGAATGTTACCCGCCTGTTGCTGTGCGGAGTAAGCCGCCATCGTAGTAGCAGTCAACGCCCTGTCCTGATAGCCCTTGTATGGCTCTGTAAAGGCCGCTTTGTTGAACCCTTGTCCGGGTACTACCCTCTCCTTTATGTCGCTCACAGAGCCTCCTGTGTCCTCTGACGGGGTGAACTTAGCACAAGCAAAGCAATAGCTAGATCCATCCTCGTTATAGGACAACGCATCACTGGAACCACAGTCATCACATTGCTGGTGCAGCTTGACAAATGCCATCAGTGTAGTGCCTCCCCATCTCCGAATAGTTCTGTGTACTTGTTGAGTATCTCATCGTGACTCAACTCCTCGCTCATCATAGCACGAGTCAACTGGATGTACATCCGTATCAACTCTATGGCAGGAACATTCTGCAACTCGTACTCAATCAACTCTTCAATCATTTCATCTTTAGTCATGAATGCTCATCTCCCCATAGTGCTTTCTGCACTCGTTCCCATCCAACAAGGATATCATTCTTCTGATCGGTTGTGTATTCAGAAGACGCTTGAACCTTGTGGTACATAACAAAATCAATCAACTCTTCGGCTTCAATCAAATCATCAGGATCGAATCGTCGCCACCACACCCGTGATCTATCGCTATCAATCTTCATACTATGTAGTTCCTATGTATTAGTAATAGTATTAGTAATAATAGTAATACTTAGTTATCTATATAGAGAGTATAACACATTCCAAAAGAAAAAGCTAATGTACTATTCACACTGTTTAACTCTCCGTCCTTTCTCACCGTAGTACTCCTCCACTTTCATGTCGAGCAGGCACAAGAACTTGTCCAGTTGACCTGACCGCTTGAGTTTCCACAGCGCCCTGCGTTCGATGTTGCGTACTGATTCACGCGAGATGCCCAACACCTCAGCTATCTGTGCGTGTGTCATTCCATCTCTCATTAAAACAACCTCATCAACTGCTCAGTAAGCTTCTTCAACTTACCATTAACACCAAGATACACAGGGTGAAAGCCAAAGCCTTCCATAGCTTTCTTGTTACGGTACACCACGTACTTCACACCGTCATCTGGCTTGAAGTCACGCAGTCTCTTGACCACACGGTAGATAACAATACCTCCTGTGTTACGCGCAGTCTTCTCTTCATTCAACGCTCTAATGTAATAACTCATAGCTCATACCCTCCAAAGGCTTCGTCTAGTTTACGGTACACATTCTCTGTCCAATCGTTAACGCTGTAGTCAGAGATCACAACCATAGGCTCCTGCTCTGACCCGTTGTTGTAGATCAACGAGAACCACCCACGCATACCACCGTCCTTGTCGTAGGCTTCTAGCTGATCCATCTCAGTCTGCGCTAGGTTCTTCAGGATGTGTAGCTTGTCACTACACCCATGCACAGACAGTTCCTCTCCGTCCCAGATGGATACCTTACCACTGTCCCACAGGCACAGGTCCACCAGCTTCTGAATCACAGGCCGTTCACACGGTGCTGCATACTCTGGGTACTTGTTATCAAACACAACAATCATGCTCTCTCCTCCATATCATCTTGAATAAGATCCATAATGTAATCGTAGTTAAACCACTCAGTCATGTTCACCTTCTTGGTTGAACGCAACAAGCCTAACCCGTCTACCTCCACAGACTCAAGCTCAACCAGACCCATCTCCTCGTACAACTGATAGGTGACACGCACATCAATGGTCATCCACGGACAGTCAAGCTCCGTATCAAACGTCCTTCGCTTCATCTCTCAACTCCAAGATACTTATCATTAGCTCAATGTGTGACAGGGCCGCTGTCTTACCCAAGGCCATGCCGTACATGAAGTCAGGCATACCGTGACCAAACCCCTCACGCTTGTACCTACGATACTCACGCAGGTTGTCAGCCTTGAGATTACGCAAGTCCTGCCTGAAGTTACGCAGTTCTGTCAGTAGATCAGGACTCATCAGTAGTCTCCTCCTTCTCAGTTATTACAGTATGATTCAGCGCCAACAGATCGTCAACCCTCTGCTTCAACTCGTTGATCTGGTTATCCTTGGCAGTCAGGGTACGCACCTGAATACTATGACCAATCTCGTATATCTGCTTCACCATGTCCAGTGCAGTCTCCACTGTCAACACGTTCGACACCTTCTCCAAGAATGTCTCAGGCTCCTCAAGCATATGGTCAATGATATCGCCATCGCTGTAGCCCCACCTATCCATCATCTCCATAGCGTCGATGATGTTGTCAGGCTCCATGTACTCCATAATCTCATCGTCATAATCAGACAGATCAATGGTGTGATACACTTCAATTTCACTTCTTCTCCAACCCATGATACTTCTCCTTAGTTAAATGCATTTAAGTTGTGCCAGCATTGGGTTAGGTAGGGGCTGGCTAACCTACTCGCAGGGTTATTAACCCCCGCTACAGGCCAAGCTACTGTTTTCACTTTCCTGCTCTGCTCATTTAACGTGCTCGACAATGACCGAGGCCGTGTCGAACTTATAGCACAGCTGACAGTCGATACACTTCTGCCCTGTGCAGTTGGCGTCACCACGATACTTTGTCGTGACGTTGTTGAACACGCGATGAAAACCACGGGGTGGCTTACGCATCACGCGATCAATCTTCGGATTACTGTAAACAAGAATCATATTACTAGGAACATGATGCCTGTTCGGACGGACTATGTCAACTCGCTTAGTCCACAGTGCAAACGTACAGTGACTGTTGCTCTCTGCTATGTCACACAGATTGAGAAAGTGGGTGTCGTTGATAAGCTCTCCATGACCATGAAACCGCACGAATGCAGCGTTGATCTTGGGAATGTCAACACCCCTATCACTACTAAGTATGTCACTATTACGCTGGAATGATGGTTGACAATTCTTACGATAGGTACTCAGCATCCGCTGGCTGTAACACATCGTGCAAATGTTGTCCGCTCCACCACTCTTGTACTGCTTGACACAGTACGGATTGGTCGCTGTGTTGGTATTGATAGCAGGGATACCCGCTAACTTACCACTCATCTTAGATACACTAACCATCACTCTTCCTTACCTCCTGTTTACAAGTACAGTTATCTACAAAGTAATGGAAGCTATACCCTGTCACTGTCTCTGGCTTCACATGACAGTAAGTACAGAGCAAGATGATTCTCTCTTCCATCTCCTCTAATTCATCAGGCGTCATCCTAGACTTCACGCTCCCTAATAAGTCAGAGAACAAATGAGCCAGTATCTTTTTGTCCTTCGCACTAGTACGCATCACCACTCCTCCCTATCTGGGTCATACATAGCAAGATAATAATCCTTGTCACGCAATGTCTCCACCCACCACCGCCTGTACTCAGGGTGTCGATCACGCAACGCCGCCGCCTCAACCAAGGCTTCACCTTCACTCGACCACTCGCTATCACTAACGCGAGTCTCATCACCACACTCATCACGAGCCATCACTATCCAACCCATGTCACCACCTCCTTAGTAGTTACGACCAAACTCCACTTCCACATACACATCACCACGCATCTCATGTATCAGTACATAAGATAAGAACACACAACCACAGCAATCGTGCGAGTGCCAGCAGTCACGCCTGTACTCCTCACGCACGAGGTTATCCAGCTTCATCTTTTCACCACGCTCAAGATCGCGCTGACCTGACAACGTGAAGCGAACAATAAAACCACCCGCATCATCGTAGTTATCAGGCTCACGCTCATAAAACTTAAACCACATAGCACCCAGCTCGGGCATCTCATCTTTAATCAATGCCTCAAACTCGGCTTTCTCTTCGCTGTGCATCGCCGCACCTCCAAATGTTAAACGCATTTAACAATCGTGTTATGACCGGACGTTATAGCCCGACTGTGTACATATTATCGCACAGCATATAGCCCATGTCAAATGAGAGGCTCTGTGCGGCGCTGTGAGCGACGTTATCGCGGGCAATGGTAGGGTATAGGGTGCTGGTATAGCGTGGCGTAGAGAGCGATTGAGAGCTTCTGGCGGGCATAAAAAAACCCCATCATTGCTGACGGGGTTTCATTGGTGCTGGTTTGGTTACTCAGTGAATCCGATATAAGCCAATCCAGTTATGATTAGGATCCATGCGAATCGTTCAAATTCTGGATCAATCATTTGGCGATCACCTGCGCAATAAAGGCCAGCATCTCATCATTTGTCAGGCCGTATTTGTCGCTATGGCCTTTCTTGATGCATTCGTCCCACCATGCTTGCAACGTGCTCTGGGTTTCATTGGTGCCGGTATCACCGTCGCCTTCGGGCTCGGCATCGTTAGCCGCGTCAGACTTGTTTGGCGGTACTCTGAGAGCTTTTGACAGCGCATCTATACCGACCGACTTCAACATTGCTTTGTCGAGTACCTTGCGACCGTCAGCCGGCTTTTTGATTTTGTGATAGGTGTTGAGCTTGTCATCTGTCGCGGTCAATACCTTAAGAATCGTTCGCACCATGCTTTTCTGTGCGCGCTTTGATCCGTCAGTACCGGTCAACGTCTCCGCATATCCGTCGCAGAATGCATCCACATCTTGCTGGGTGCTGACCGTTTTGGCGTGCTCCAATAGTGCCGGCGCGATGCGCTTGTCATGCGCCAGTTTAAACTCGGCAAACCGTTGTCCCGCCATGCGAACGTCGGCCAATACGTCAGTTTTTACTTTAGCTGAATTTGTCATGTCATATACCTTTGAATAGTCAGTGGGATATACCACCATGACTAGAGTGTGAACGAAGGATTCGGAAATGTCAAAGCTTTTTGCTGTTAAATGCATTTAACATTGGTGGCCTTCAGAAGCTCTCAATCGCTCTCTGACGGTCGTTAGTGGTGGGCCTATGTAGGACCTTCCTCGACTCTCATTTTCGCTCACACAGCATTGACTGTATAAATATCCAGTACTGTATATCTGTACAGCGTTCTGTTTTGGCACCGGGGGAGGGGATTTTGCAGTGCTACGCGGCGGTGGTGCCACACAGACACAAAAAAGAGTCAAATTAGGCCATGATAGTTGTTGTTAATTGTCCTTATATATCAATTTGTTATAAAAAAGTGGTCTGAACTGTAAATGCACAGGTAATCTGCACTGTAAATTCGGTATTTACCCTACACAAACTGTAAATATTTCCCCTTCTACACAGATTTATCTTGACTTTCATAGAAAAGTATGTTATAATATTAACTATAATGTAAGATAACAAACAACAAGTATAAGAAACAAACCTAAAAGCCTACTAGGTAAGGATCTATACAGTATGGATAACGACACAGAACGTAAGAATCCTGTTGGTCGCCCAAAGAAGTCTTCTGTTTCTAGTAAAAAGAAAGGTTCTAGAGGAGCAGTTGGTCGTCCTAAAGGTGATGCAGCCATAATCAACGAGTACAAAGCTCGTATGCTGAACTCACCACGCTCTCGTGCAGTCATGGATGCAATCTTTGAAGCAGCCACAGACCCTGACCATAAAAATCAAGCGGCAGCTTGGAAGCTGGTAATGGATCGTATTCTTCCTGTTGCTGCATTTGAAAAGGATATAGTAAAAGATGCGGGAAGAAATGCAATACAGATTAACATCACTGGTGTTGGAACTACGTCTATTACGCAGGGAGTTGAAGAGACAGACCAAGAAGAAGATACAGTTGTTGCAGTCCAAGATCCGAGAGATTAAGAACGATATACAACAGCTGATTCATGAAATACTTCAGTAAAAAAGAGTTTGACTGCCAACATACTGGTGAGAACCGTATGGAACAGGCTTTCTTGGACAAGCTGGACGCCCTCAGAGAACACTGTGGGTTTCCCTTTGTTATCACCAGCGGCTACAGAAGCCCTGACCACCCGTT